ATTACAACTTGGAGATATTGTTAATATTAAATTTAAACAAGAAGATGTAGATATTTTGGTTTCAGATACAGACCGTTTTGTAGTATATAATATTGAATATAGCAAAGATGGTCATGGCCCTAACATGACGGTATTTTTAAGTGAGGTAAAATAATGGTAGAGGCAACACCCAACTTACCAACAATTGTTCCATCAACATCAACGTCAGGAATCAAAGTAGCGACACCTGATCTAATTATTACAACCGAAGAGGTCGTACCAGTAGAGGTAATGACAGACCTTCTATTTGAGGATATAGGTGCTGAGGAAATTATTAATATAGCAAGAAACGATATTGTTGCAGGTCAACTAGTATCCTACCAACCAATCAAAAACCTAACAAGCATTTATTTGCAATATAATCCACAAAATGTTTTATCATTACAAAATACTGCAAATACATTTTTTAAGAATTTCCCAATCAAGTTTGAAAACAAGGTGCCAGATGTTGGTACTGGACCCAATGGGGAAATTGTCTATATCGATTCAGAAACTGGGGACATCATTATTAATGTTATTAACCTAGAAGAAGACGAGCAGGTAGAGGTTCAAATGCTAAACGCTGGGGACCTACTTAATGATACAATATATGAGGTGAATAATTAATGATTACTAATACTGGGAAAAGAATTTTAGCCAAATACCTTATTGGCCAGGCTCCAGCCTACGCCTCTTACATTGCTATTGGATGTGGACCAACCCCTCTAGATACTGGGGACAACTTTGCAGATTATTCAAATAAGACAAACCTAGATTTTGAGATGTTTCGTGTTCCAATTGCTTCTCGTGGTTTTGTAACTGAGAACGGTATTTCTAAGATTGTATTTACTGCTGAACTACCTAGTGAAGAAAGATATGAGTTATCTGAAGTAGGAATTTATTCTGCAGGATCCAATAATACAGCAGGTGCTTATGACAGTAAAACTTTGTTTGCTTATTCTCCAGAGGAAAACTGGGAAGAGCACCTTTCTGGAGAAGAGCAGGCAACGTCAATTCCATCAATATACACACCACTAAATGGTTCAGAAGATAGTAATAATATTGTTACAGATCTCAATGTTTTACAAACAAACGCTAACAATAGAGTATTTAATGATGCAAACAGAGTTGCAAGATATGAGCGTTGCCGATTTTTAAATAATATTGTTGCTGTTAGAGGTAATCATTGCAATATTCAAAAACAAACAGTTAATGGTATTTCTAGACTTTCCGTTGTTGGAGATGAGAACCATATTCATCAATCTGGATTAGTAGCAGACTTTAGCAAGAATGCACCAACAGATGAGTTACGATTTGCTTTCAGTGTAGCAAATACTATTGCAGATTCAAATGAAGTTCCAGATGCTGTTCGTATTATTGTTGAATTTTCTTCAGATGATGGTGGATCTAATTTATCATCTAGCCAAACAGCAAAATTAGAAATCGATGTACCAAATGGCACAGGATCAGGACAGTATGACTTTAGCACTAACCGATATGTTGTTGTCAAAAAGCAATTACAAGAACTATTTAAAACAAACCCATTTGCCTGGAGTGCTATTAATGTTGTAAAGATTTATTCATGTGTTATTAAAAATGGTGAGCCATCAGAAAATTTCTTTGTGTGTATTGATGCAATGAGACTTGAAAATGTTTCAACAGAAAATGCTTTGTACGGATTAACTGGATATTCTGTTATTAAAAATACAAATGCAGAAACAATTGTAAAATTACAAAATACAACTAATTACCTAGAATTTAGATTTGCCCTGGATGTGCAATAATGTCAGATGCAGGAATAAAGAAGGTTGTTATAAAGTCTTCTGATTTACCACCACTTGGTAAAGATAATAATGTTATTTTAAGATACAGGATTATTTCTGAAGATAGAAACAGAATGTCACATTGGTCTCCACAATATAACCTAGTTGAAAAAACCCCAACTACTGTTACTGGTGTTATTGAGGTTGGATCTAAAACTATAAATGTTGTATGGAGTGATTCAGATAACAATGTAAATAAAGATACCTATGATGTTTTTGTTAAGTTTGATAATGGTCAGTATAAATATGCTGGTACATCATACGTACATAGTTTCTCATTTTTAAAAGAAACAGCAAATAGCGTAAGTGTAGCAATTCAATTCGAAGGAATTATAAAAGAAAGAAATACAAAATTAACAATATACGAAGGTACCGAACCTTTGGTATAATTAGATAAGGAGATACTATGTCAAAAATACCACTACCAGAACGAGGTCAGCCAATGGATGTGACCTACATCTATCAGATTGCTAATGCAGTCAATGATCTTGCCAGCCAAATTTCACCATCTACTTATAAGTATGTAACCGTTGATACTGTTAATGCAGGCAAGCAAAGTGTCAAAGCATCTGAAGCCAGAATCATCGGTGGATATGTAAATATTTATTCAGATACTACTGTAAACAGCGGAAACGAAAAATCATTTTCATATGACTTTCCAGCAGACTTCAAGTATGCACCAATTTGTACAGCAACACCAATAAATGTTGGCGGTACACCAGCAGGTGGAAATGTATCTGTGGTATTAAAAACAGTTAATACTTCTAGGGTAGAGGGTGTAGTTCGTTTTAACACTAGCGGAAACTTAACTGTTGGGGTCAATCTAATAGTTATTGGTATTCCGAACTAATGTTAAAATGTGATAAGTGTCACAAAAGAATGTTTCTAGATAGACAATATACTAAAGCCGATCACTTAGAAACTTTTTGTTTGACATGTGGATCACGCAAATTTTTTCACCCACCAACTGATTCAAATGAGGGACAATGGCTATTAAAAAAGGAAGCATTGAGAGCGAAGGTTACAATAACGCCTCTGTAATTCCTGGAAACAAAAAGGTTTGGTTTCTAAATGGTGATCTTGTTCGAGTTCATCATTTAAATCGTTCTAATGGAATAATGTCTGTTTATAATATTACAAAAGATAGAATTGAAAGTTGTCTTATTAGTGATTTTAAAAATAATAGAGAACGTGCCTATACAGTTGGAGAAACTGCAGAACTTGTAAATAGACACAAAAAGTATATGCCATCACTTATGAAGCGTGGGGTTATTCCATTTCCAATGGGATCTCAAAAGGGTGGGGCTAGGGGTTGGCAAGTTAGATCATATTATTCTGAATCGCAGGTAAAGGAAATTCGTGATATATTGGCTACATACCATATTGGCAGGCCAAGAAAAGATAAATTAATTACAAATGATATAACACCCTCACGCCAAGAGTTGACAAGGCGAATGGGGGACGGTATACTTACATATGTAAAGACTGAAGATGGTAGATATATACCAGTTTGGAGTGAAACGCTTTAATGGGTCATAAACCAGCCTTTATGGGGCAGAATGACCAGCAACTTATGGTAGGGGCTAAAAACCCCTATAAAGTGGCTTTAATGGATGATTTGGCACCTTCCATAGAAAGACAATGCTTGACTTTCACAGACTTCTGTGATATGATTGTTTAAAACACATAGGAGAAAATATAAATGGAAAATGAGAATACTAAAGTTTCTGTAACATTGGGTTATACCCTCAACCTTGGAAATTTTCAATCCTTGAGACTGGATCTTGGGGTTGTAGATTCAAAGCGTGATGGAGAGAATACTAACGATGCTTTTGAAAGAGTCTACAAGTTTGTAGAAGATAAACTAACTGAAAAAATTGCTGAAGCAAAGTCTGAGTTAGAAGAGTAGTAATGGCTGAGCGCAAAGACCGCATGGCTTTGCTTAGTCGTTATAGCAAATTATATACTCAGCGATATGAGCAGAAGCCATCTCTCAATTTAAACGTAGAGCAATGGGCTGCAGATGCATTGATTGAATCATATGGATTGCCAGCATGTTATGATTTGTTATCCTATTATTTTGAAATTGCAAATGAACCAAATTGGAAGTATTACGTCAATTATGCAGATGCTATAATTGAAAAACGAAATCAAATAGAACAAGACAAAAGAGAACGAGAAGAGAGACGAGCAATGGCTAGGAAGTGGTTAAGTGAATAATACTGAGAATAAACTTATTACCGCTGTACTTGAAGATAGACAGGTTCACGTACTCTTACAAGCAAATGTTGACAACATCCTAAGAACTCATGGAGACATTTGGAACTTTATACGAAACTATTCTGAACACAATGGATCCGTTCCACCACTATCCCTTGTTGTTGAAAAGTTTAGAGACTTTACACCTTCTACTGGAGTAGGAGCAACAAAGCATCACCTAGATGAATTGCAGGCAGAGTATTTAACAGATAGTCTTAAAGATATTCTTAGGGCTACTGCAACAGAGGTACAGAGTGGCCAAGGTCCTGCAGCACTTGAAACACTGATTCAGAAAACTTCAGAATTAAAAAAGAACACTGCTGCAATTCGTGATATCGATGTTACGGATTTAGATTCAGCAGTTGCATATTATGAACAAGTAAAGAGGCAACAAGAATTAGGTTCTGTTGGAATTAAAACTGGTTTACCAGGATTTGATAATTATCTTCCAGCAGGAATCATGCCAGGACAGTTGGGTGTCTTCCTAGCATATCCTGGTATTGGTAAGTCTTGGCTTTCTTTGTACTTTGCTGTACAAGCATGGAAGCAAGGCAAATCCCCATTAGTCATTTCATTGGAAATGAGTGAGACAGAAGTTCGTAACCGTGTATTTACAATTATGGGCGAAGGTCTTTGGTCACATAGAAAACTCAGTTCTGGACAGGTTGAGATTGACATGCTTAAGAAGTGGCATGGAGATCGTCTTGTTGGAAAACCCGAATTTCATATTATCTCTAATGACTCTGGTGGAGATGTAACTCCATCTGTCCTGCGTGGAAAGATTGATCAGTACAAACCAGACTTTATTATTGTTGACTACCTACAACTCATGAGTCCAAATCAAAAGTCTGACAATGAGACGGTACGTATGAAGAACCTCTCTCGTGAATTAAAGTTAATGGCAATTGCAGAAGAAGTACCAATTATTGCAATCTCATCTGCTACTCCAGATGACGTTACTAAACTCGATACCGTTCCAACATTGGGTCAAACTGCTTGGTCTAGACAGATCGCATATGATGCTGACTGGGTTATGGCACTTGGTCGTGGAGCCAATAGCGACATTATTGAATGTGTATTTAGAAAGAATAGAAATGGTTTTATGGGTGAATTCTTGGTTGAAGTAGACTTTGACAGAGGACATTATAGATATAAAGACTTTGAGAATTGAGATAGCAGATATAATATGATACATGGCAACTTTTCATCACAAACCATTGAAGAAGTTCAATCTCAACGGAATGATCAGCGACGAGGCTGTAATCTGGAGATTGAAGGAGGAGTATATCCGCCTTCTGGTTACAGAAATGCGATTGGCAGGTTATGTACCAAGACTTGACATAGTGCCAGATTTTACGGTAGACTATAACGAAAAGAAAAAATTTTTTGAATTTGAATTAACATTATACGGAGTATACATAGGAAGAAGACAGAGCGAATGGATAATAGGACTAGACGAACACAAAGCAATACCTACACCAAAGAACAAATTAAAAGAGTTCTCACAGGTTCGGGAATCACAATCGAATCAGAAGTAGATTCTGATTATATTATCTTTTGTCCATTTCATTCTAATACAAGAACTCCTGCTGGCGAAGTGCATAAAAGCGATGGAACATTTTTTTGTTTTTCTTGTCAGAAAGTCGCAGATTTAGTAGAACTTGTTATGCACACGTCTGGTCGCACTTATTTTGAATCTATTCGTTTTATCAAAGGTAAAGAATCTGAATCTAATTTAGAAAAAGATATTAACCAAGCACTTTATGTTAAACCAGATTTTATCCAGTTTGATGAGATATTGATTAAAAGATTAAATTCTCAGGCAATGGAATCTCCAAGAGCAAAAAGATATTTTTCAGGCAGACTAATTACCGAACAGTCAATGAAAAATTTTTGGCTTGGATTTTCTGAAAAGCAAGATATGGTCACTGTTCCAGTACATAGCCCAGATGGAATGATTATTGGTTTTGTTGCACGAACCATCGAAGGTAAAGAATTTAAGAATACCCCAGGATTACCAAAATCAAAAACTTTATTTAATTTGCATAGAGTAAAAATTGCAGACAAGGTTTATGTGGTTGAATCCTCATTTGATGCTATTAGATTAGATCAGGTTGGTTTCCCAGCAGTGGCTACTTTGGGTGCAAATGTTTCAAATGCACAAATAGAATTGCTTCAAAAATACTTCAATAATATTATTGTTATTGCAGATAATGATGAGGCAGGCGGTAACATGAAAGATCGATTAATTGAAAGATTAGGTTCTCGTGTTAGCGTAATTCAGTTAGATAAACAATATAAAGATATAGGCGATATGGACGACACGTCAATTAAACAATTAGAATATCAGTTTGACAAGTCAATACTGTCTATGCTAAACTAAGATAACAAACAAGGAGAAAAAATGAGCGTAATTAAAGGACTCAAAGATATCAATGCCTTGCTCGACAAGCCAAAGTATGAAGGTACTGGACAAAAGGTTCGTTGGGTAAAGTTGGCTGATGGACAATCAGCAAAAATCCGATTCGTAGAAGAACTAGATTCGGACTCAGCAAACTATGCAGAGAGCCGTGGTTTATCTGTAGTAGTTGCAGAACACACTAATCCAAAAGATTATAAGCGTAAGGCTGCATGCACAATGGAAACAGAAGGTCGTTGTTTCGGTTGTGAAATGGCCAAGAAGGAACCGAAGTCTGGCTGGAGAGCACGTCTTCGTTTCTACTGCAATGTTTTGATTAATGATGGTCTTGAAGATCCATATATTGCTGTATGGTCTCAAGGCATTAGCAAGCAATCAGCATTTAATAATATTCGTGAATACGCACTTGACACAGGTAGCGTATCAAACCTTGAATGGAAGTTAAAGCGTAATGGTCAGGGTACTGAAACCAATTACACACTTCTTCCTACCAAGCCAGATTCAGAACCATTTAAGTGGGATGGTCTTGAATTCTTCAACCTAGAAAAGGTTGTTCGTGAGGTTCCATATCCAGAACAAGAATCATTCTATTTTGGATTTGACACACCTTCTGTTACTAGTACAAATATCGACTGGTAATAGATGTCTTACGTAGGCTTACACGTACACACCCATTACTCGTTATTTGACGGGATTGCTACTCCAGAAGAATACGTGAACCGTGCAGTTGAGTTAGGGATGCCAGCATTGGCAATCACTGACCACGGTACTTTATCTGGGCATAGGGAACTGCACCGTATTGCAAAAGCAAAGGGTATTAAGCCTATTCTCGGCGTAGAAGGCTATATGTGTTCTGATAGATTTGACACTAGAGATAAGTCTGAAAGAGATGGAGATCTAGATCTAGTCTATAACCATATAGTCCTTCTCGCCAAAAATAAAATTGGTTTGGAAAACCTAAACAAGATTAATGAGATTGCGTGGACAGAAGGATATTTCAAAAAGCCACGATTTGATTTTGAAATTTTAGAAAAATATTCAGAGGGCATTATTGTTACATCTGCTTGCCCAAGCAGTGTTTTGGTTAAGGCTTTGGAAAATAGTGAATTTGCTATAACCAAAAAATATATTGAATGGTTTAAAAAAGTATTTAAGGATGACTATTATATTGAGGTCATGCCACACAATGAGTCAGAAATCAACAAGCAACTGATTGCTCTGGCAGATGAGTATAAGATTAAGGTTGTTGTTACTCCAGACTGCCACCACAGCACAACAGATCAAAAAGAAATTCAAGAGTTTAAATTACTCTTAAATACACATGTCAAGATTGACAAAGAACACACTTTTGAAAAGTCCAAAAAGCATACCAACATGATGAAGCGTTTAGATTATTTGTATGGTGCTGACAGAGACATAACTTTTAATAAGTTTGATATTCATTTACTATCATACGAAGAAATAAAGGCTGCAATGGAAAAGCAGGGTATCGATAGACCAGATATTTATGCTAACACATTAGAGATTGCTAATAAGGTAGAGGATTACGATATACAAGAAGGCTTAAACCTTTTGCCAGTTCAGTATAAGAATCCAGACAGAGAACTTGCAGAACTTGCTTTTGCTGGGCTTGAAGAAAAAAGATTAAACTCAAACTGGCTTGGTAACGATATATACGAACAAAGACTAGAAGAAGAGTTATCAGTTATTCGTGATAAAAAATTTGCTCCATACTTTCTTGTTGTAAGAAACATGATTAACTGGGCAAAGAAAGAAGGAATCATGGTAGGTCCAGGTCGTGGATCTGCTGCTGGTTCGTTGCTCTGCTACACACTTGGTATTACGGACATAGATCCTATTGAGCATGGACTTTTGTTCTTCCGTTTTATTAACCCAGAGCGTAATGACTTTCCAGATATCGATACAGATATTCAGGATTCTCGTCGTGAAGAAGTTAAAGATTATTTAGTTAGACAGTATCGACACGTTGCTTCTATTGCAACATTTCTTTCTTTTAAAGATAAGGGTGTTGTTCGAGATGTTGCACGTGTATTGAATATTCCACTACCAGATGTAAACAAAGTTTTAAAGTTAGTAGATAGTTGGGATGATTTCTGTAGTTCAAAAACAACGGAATGGTTTAGAGATAAATATCCAGAGGTGGAGGTATATGGTGAACAATTACGTGGTCGTATTAGAGGTACTGGCATTCACGCTGCTGGCGTTGTCACTAGCAAAGATCCTATTTTTAAATACGCACCAATGGAGACACGTAATTCTCCTGGTAGCGATGACCGTATTCCTGTCGTTGCTGTGGATATGGAAGAGGCTGAAAAGATTGGTCTCATCAAAATCGATGCACTTGGACTTAAAACCTTAAGTGTATTAAAAGATACATTAAATATTATTGAAGAAAGAGAAGGTAAAAAGATAGACCTTCTTTCTATTGATATGGATGATAAAAATGTTTATCAAATGCTTTCAGATGGATATACCAAAGGCGTATTCCAGTGTGAAGCAACACCATACACCAACTTACTCATTAAAATGGGTGTAAAGAATTTGGCAGAACTTGCTGCATCAAATGCTTTGGTACGTCCAGGTGCAATGAATACAATTGGAAAAGATTATATTGAACGCAAGCATGGTCGTCAAAACATTGACTATAAACATCAGGTATTAAAAGAGTTTACAGAAGATACCTATGGTTGTATTTTATATCAAGAACAGGTTATGCAGGCATGCGTTGAACTTGGTGGTATGTCAATGTCAGAAGCAGATAAAGTTAGAAAGATTATTGGAAAGAAGAAAGATGCAAAAGAATTTAACGCCTTCCAAGATCGTTTCGTTACTGGTGCTAGTAAGTATATTAGTCCTAATAACGCTCTTGACCTATGGCATGATTTCGAAGCCCACGCAGGATATTCTTTTAACAAGTCACATGCAGTGGCCTACTCAACCCTCTCCTATTGGACAGCATGGTTGAAATATTACTATCCACTTGAGTTTATGTACTCAATACTAAAGAACGAAAAGGATAAAGATGCGAGGACTGAATATCTTATTGAAGCAAAGAGAATGGGGATCAGCATTAAACTACCTCATATTAATGATTCAGATATTGATTTTAAAATTGAGGGTAAGGGTATACGGTTTGGTCTTTCTGGTATTAAGTACATATCAGATAAAATTGCTGAGAGGTATATCTCTGCTAGGCCTTTCAATTCGTATTCTGAACTTGAGGAGTTTACTTTTACTAAGGGAAACGGAGTTAACAGC